GCATTGATGGATGCCTGGGTAATCTTGTCGAGATCATCAGCATCTTTGCGCAGCTGGTCTGCATTTCCTGCTGTGTACATCCATGCGTTATGGACCATCAACAGAGACGCCGCATTCATAATACGCTCATCCCCGGCCATAAAAATAACAGATGCTATGCTGCAGGCAAATCCGGCACAATAAGTCCTGACTTTCGCTTTATGGTTCCGGAGTAGGTTATAAATCGCAAGGCCTTCTGCCACTTCGCCGCCATAGGAGTTGATGTGGACATTTATCAGTTCAATATCCGGGTCCAGCGCCTGAAGCTCCTTCGACAAAGTATAGCTGGATACATCATTTTCATACCATTCCCATGATGTGATATCGCCAAATATGTATATATCAGCCTCCTTTCCGTTGGTTTCCAGTGCATAGTATTTATTCTTCACCGTTCTCACCTCCCTCCAGCGCCTTTAAAGCGTTTTCTACTGTCTCATAATTCTTGGTTATGAAGTGCTGATTTGCCCATGGCTCGTCAATCGGCTCATCTCCCACGGCTTTGCGTATGTCATTAATGCAGAAGGCACCACTGCCAATGAGCTTGTCAATGGCCGTCGCAACGCTTAGCAAATCAACATGCTTGATACTCTTCGTATCAATCTTCAAGTATGTTCCCTGACTGAATCCGGTATATCCATTGCGCTTGCGGTTGATCTCTTCCTGTAGCATGTCCACCAAAGGATCCACACAGAAGGTTAGTAGTTGCTCGATAGCTTTTGATGTATCCTGCACATCTCCACGAAGCAGTGCCGGAGGAATGCCGAAGGCTCTGGCGGTAAAATCAAAAATGTCGTCAATCTGTGCCCTGATGTCTCTTGTGCTTTCGTTAGTGTATGTCTTGTGCTGCAGTTCCTTCCATTCCTGACCACGTCCCAGAGGTAATGCAGCATTATCGCCTTCCATCCACTTTTTTATTTTTTCGTTGATGAGCGCGTCAAATGCTTTTCTTTCATCTGTTCCAGCTACCGGCAAGGTGTCATACTTAAATATGCCCTTTGTTCCCCTTGAACGCTGATATGCCTTCATGCTGTAAGCGATCAGTTTGGAGTAACTTTCATACAAGCCATTGATCAGTTTGCGGATGTTTTCTTCATTGAGCTTGTAATACAGCACTTCCGATTGTGTAAACGACCGATCAAATGTAAAATCCTCCACCTGCACCTGAGTGAATACGTCATCATATAATGCATAAGGCTTTCGGATGAAATTGTCAGCGACAAGCAACTGGCCGTTCTGCTCGATTACAAGGCATTCATTGTCTCTATATAGCTTGGCAATCAGCTTGTGAAGAAATGCGCTGGAGTTTTGATTCTTGTTCGGCTCAACGTTCCATAAATAATACTCCTTCCCTTTGCCTTCCTTGCCATTTAAGTATGTTTTAAACTCGCATTTACTCACGGCGTTAGCGACAATATTTACAGCGCTCCAAAATGCCATTTCGCGGACATAGATATCAAATACAAGTGAAGCATATTCGTCAAAATACTCTTTTTCGTTAAAGTTTACGGGCACCGCCTTCCCGCTTATTTTCTCTGACAGCCAACTTATTAAACCCAATTTATCACCTTCTTTCATTATATGATTACCGGCAGGTCATCATATGTACTCTGTCCGTCATCGAGCCGATCCTCAACCACCATGCTGGCGACAAGCGCCATGAACGGGTCAGTCTTTCGGCTTTTACCCTCAATCTTTGCATAGTAATAGTTACCGGTGTCGGTTCCTTCCTTTTTGCCGGACCGGACCAACTTTGTATTATTGGTCGCCCAGCGGAGCGGAGCATTATCTCCCCATGTAAAAAGCTGCTTATTAAAGCAGCTGTCGATGACCGGCTGTATCTTCATGATGTCGGATGGCCGTACAAGATAGAGATTTTCTCGATCCTTGCTGAAGCCTATTTTTTCAAGCGCATCTCGCATTAATGCATATCTGTAGTTATCAAGTGCTAGCATTTTAATGTTGTGTTTCTGACCAACCTCAAGAATATATTCCGTCAGTAGTTCCGGAGCAATCTCCACAGCATCTACAGGTACGCATTCCGGCCAATCGTGCCATGGAGCCTTAACTCTTTCGAGTTCTGGGTTCTGTGTACATATCCAGTACCGGCCGAAATCATATCGCTGGTCACCCTTGCGAAAATGGAAGTTAACCGCTGCCCAATCTCTCAGCGAGGCGTAGTCAATTCCGACCGTGCAATCCCAGCCCGTTAAATCGGGAAGTGCTTTATTGGTTGCGGCGATGTTTCCCCATTCCGTGACCTGTAATTCTCTGTTGCCTTTAGGCCAGTTCATGCGCTTGGTGTAAAATTCTTCTTCAAGGGCGGCGTTGTACTTCATTTCAATGAATTGCTGCTCTATCTCTAGCTTGAGTACATCCAGATACTTTAGAGATGGATTAGCTTTATGCCACATCTGAGGATCCAATGCTTCCTTCTCATCATCAATCCGGTATATCAAGGGCAGCCAGCGAATGTCTTTTATGGTACCGTTCAGGATGTCGGCTGAGATCGCCAGCATATCATCAAGGACACCTTCGCGAACGTTGCCTTGTGTGGTAATATAAAAAGCTCTGGAATGTTTTCGCTTTCCAAAGCCACTGGTGAAAACCTTTATTTGTTCATAGTCCTCGTAT